AGCTGATTGTGGTTTGTACAGCACTTCGATATTGAACGCTACATAGCGACGAACACAGCACGTGGACTCACGGGTGATTCGAATCACTTCATGGTTGCCGGAGCCGCAGATCGTGGGTTATTGTGTGCTCGATGCCCACCTACCCCAAGCACTCGTCCACCAGGCGTAGGCGCAACAAGGCTGCAGGGTTCCGCACGCTGGTGGTGGATGATGCGCCGGACCTGTCCGTGCCCCCGCTCCCGGATCGTCCCGAAGGATGGCTGCCGGAGACTGTGCGTCGGTGGGACATTGTAATGAACTCCCCTATGCGCTCGGAGTGGACGGACTCGGACGTTGAGGCGATGGTGGACTTGGCGAAGCTCTGGGACCGTCTATATGCAGAGCATGACACAATGCGGTACCTAAAGCTGATGGCGGAGATTCGAATGCAGGATCAACGCTACGGGTTGTCCCCGATGGACCGTCGCCGGTTGCAGTGGGAGATACAGCGGGGAGAGGCGGCGGAGATGCGGTCGGACGCTATGCGCCGGGCCAAGGATCGGGCACCGATCGAGGTTGATGTGGTGGGAGAGGCACCCCAACCGGCGATCGAGCCTGCAGCGGTTGACCCACGTGACTTGCTAGCGGGATAGGACGCTCCTTGTCGGTCCTATTGGTCCCGGAGATTGAACCGGTTGAACTACGGTTCCCCACGATAGGCGATCAGGTATCGGACTTCATTGAGGCATTCCTGGTGTATGGGCCGGGGGTGTTGAAGGGGGAGCCGTACCGGATCGAACCGTGGCTACGGGCGCTGATCCTACGCATGTACGAAGTGTTTCCACAGGGTGATCCACTGGCGGGGAGAAGGCGGTTCAAACTGTGCTGTCTGTCGTTGAAGAAGGGTTCTTCCAAGACAGAGATTCAGGCGATCCTGGCAATCTGTGAGGCACACCCGGACGCTCCGGTGCGATGTGACGGCTTCGATGCGAGCGGTGAACCGGTCGGTGTTGGGGTCACTAACCCGTTCATACCGATGTTCGCATTCTCCCTGGAACAGTCCGAGGAACTTGGGTTCTCGGTGGCCCGGACAATCATCGAGGAATCTGACCCCTCATTCTCGTCCATATTCGATACGGGTATGGAACGGATCATGGTGCTCGATGATCGAGGCCGGGAGGCGGGGAAGATCGTCCCGGTGGGTAACTCTCCTGCAGCCCGGGACGGTGCCCGGACAACGTTCGCCGCAGTGGATGAGACACACCACTTGACACTGCCCCGGATGAAGAAGGCCGTAATGATATCCCGGCAGAACCTATTCAAGAGGGCAGGGATATACGGGTCGGGGTGGCAGTTGGAGACAACGACTGCGTTCAGTCCGGGGGAAGCATCGGTCGCTGAGGATACACACACCTACGCACAGCGCATCGCCGCCGGGGAAGTCGATGATCCGGCGCTGCTCTACTACCACCGGCAGGCAGACGACGACATGGCCATGGACACTCCGGATCAGGTGCGGGCAGCCCTGGTTCAAGCCGCCGGGCCAACAGCGAAGTGGTCAAGCGACATAGACGGCCTGGTGACTCACTGGTTCGAACCCAACGTGGACCGTCCCTGGTTCAGACGGGTGTGGCTCAATCAACCGATAGCGGGTGGTGGTCGTGCCTTCTTGAAGGCAGAGTGGGATGAGTGCATGGAGCCACAGAACCCACCGGAGAGCGATGCAGTGATCGTGCTTGGGTTCGATGGAGCACGACGCAGGGACGCAACGGCGCTCATAGCGTGTGACGTGGAGCGGCGCTATATATGGCCGATAGGTATCTGGACCCGGCCCGACCACGCCGACGATGATTGGGAGATGCCCCACGAGGAAGTCGATGCAGCGGTGGCCATGGCGTTCGAGGAATGGGACGTGTGGCGGTTGTACGCAGACCCTCCATACTGGCAGGACAAAGTTGACCAGTGGGCGGGGCAATACGGGGAGAAACGGGTGGTGTCCTGGTGGACAAACCGACCACGACCGATGGCCTATGCGTTGCGCAACTTCAAAGAGGCAATGGCGGGCAGATTGTTTACCCACGATGGTGATCCTCAGTTGGGTTCACACGTGTCTGCAGCGATGAAGCAAACGCTCACCATAACCGACGACGAAGATAAGCCACTGTGGGTCATACGCAAAGAACGACCGGACTCACCGTTGAAGATTGACGGGGCAATGGCGGCGGTACTGGCCTGGGAAGCCACCGGGGACTGTATCGCCGCAGGCATCCCCCGTACTCGGCGCTCACGGTCACTGGTCACATTCTGATGGCTCAGGCTTCCAAGCTGTGCAGTGTTCCCGGGTGCCCCAACATCGGTCCCTGCCAGGATCACCCGGTGATTCGAATCTCCGGGTGGGCGTCCTCCACCCACACCAAGCCCCCCGGCTGGCGACGGACCTGGCGGCGGGTCATGGTCCGGGACCACCACCGCTGCCGTATATGCGGCCAGAGAGCCTTCGTGGTCGATCACTGGCTCCCCCAAGCCTGGGGAGGCGACGACACGCTGGCGAATCTGCGGGCCATGTGCCACCGCTGCCACCTATCCAAGACCACCGCCGAGAGGCTTCTGGGCAAACGACGCAAGGCACACCAGCTAGAGGGCAACTGGCCAGCCCAACTCCGGGCGTTCCTCGAACAGTGGGAGGCTTGATCCCGGGGCACAATCCGGGGTACAGTGCACTCCGTGGCCACGACCTACAAGGCGCAGACTCCCGAGTGGTGGCGCTCCCGGCTCCTAGAGCGCTACAGGGACACCGTTGAGGAACGCCGGGGTTACTGGTCGGTGTATCAGTCCCGGACACCGCTGGTGCACATTCCCGATCGACTGCAGCAGGCATATCAGCGCCTACTCCGGATGAGTTCAACGCCATGGGCACGCCTTGTGGTTGACATTGTGGCAGAGCGCATTCTCATGCAGGGCGTCAGACTCGACAACAACCCCGAGGAAGCCTTGTGGAAGATCATGCGCCAGTCGCAAGTGGATACGATCCAACGACAGGTGTACCGAGAATCATCGGCAGTGGGCACCAGCTACGTGTCCGTGTGGCCCGGTGATTCGAATCCCCAACTGCGTTACGAGTCTGCGCTGCATACTGTGCACGAGACAAAGGCCGGTGATCCCAACCAAACGGCTGCAGCATTGAAGGTCTGGGTTGACACTGTGGCTGGTGAAGTCCGGTGCAATCTCTACCTCACCGATGCTGTGTGGCGATGGAGAGCGGACAACACAAACATCGTCCAAGATGGGAGCGTAGATTCGTCACTCTGGACGAACGCAACGTGGGAGGCGATGGAGTCCTACGAGCACAACTTTGGCATGGTCATGGTGCCCTTTGTCACCAGCCCCACCGACCGTGGCTACGGAGTCTCGGACCTGTCCGGACTGTACGCCATCCTGCAAAGGCTGGAATACATCACGTCGAACGTTCTCCTGGCCACAGAGCTTGGAGCCTTTCGACAGAAGTGGGCCACTGGACTCGACATTCCCAAGGACGAGAACGGCAAGCCTATCGAACCATTCTCGGTGGCACTCGACCGACTCTGGACTTCCGCAGACCCGGAGACAAAGTTCGGGAGCTTCGAAGCCACCGATATCAACGCCTACTTGAAGGCAGTCTCCGATGCGGTGGGGCAGCTATCAGCGGTGTCCAGAATCCCCATGCACTATCTGGTACAGACCGAGCTTGCCAACCCGCCATCAGCCGAGTCACTAGAGGCCAGTGAGCTTGGCCTTATCACCAAGGCCAAGGAACGGCGGGAGCTATACAGCGACTCCTGGGAACAGATCACGGCACTGATCATGGCAATGACCGACAATGCAATGGGCGATCGTGTGGTCGAAGTCCTGTGGAAAGACCCCCGGGCACGCTCTGAAACATCGGTCATGCAAGCGGCCACCATGATGCAAAGCCTGGGCGTTCCCTGGGAGTTCATTATGGAATACATCGGGTACTCACCATCCGATATCGCTCGCATGGAGTCGATGCGAGCAACCGATATGTTCACCCGCCTCGTGGAGAACAGTCTGAACCCGGGGATTCAAATCCCCGGACAAGGCGAGCCGTTCCAACAGCGACAGTTGCCGGTGGCTCCTAATCAGTAATGGCAGCCATTGACCCACGGGTTCTCGATCAGATGGCAGGTGCTTACTACGGGGCATACCACACCGTCCTAGACAACGCAGAGCGGATGGCGATGGCAGCCTGGTTGGGTTTCGACTCATACAACGGGGACGACGAAGATGAGTGGTTCGCTATCTTCTGGCTCATTATCTCCGGGGCAGCGGACGCCATAGCGGCGTTGGTAGGGGGCTACATCTCTGCACAGTTGAACTACCTGGGAGTGGCCCAAGCACTGTCCACGCCAGACGTGTCCGGACTGCTCTCGAATCAATACGACAGCTATGCACTGTCACCGATGATCCGTGCTCGTTACCTTGTGTCTCTCGGCATTGATCCCGCTGATGCCATACAGGGGGCGCTTCCCCGCACTAACCTCCTGGTCAACTCGGCGCTTCGTGTGGCCGAACAGGAGGCCAGATATGAAGCGATGCAACAGGCATCCGCACAAGGCGTCTACTTCTACACCGATCAGCGTCCGGGGTTTCCAACGGTGGTCCCCCGTTCCGACGCCGATGCTCTGGCGACCGTGGATTCTCTCGAAGCACAAGGCTTCCGGATGGCAGCCAAGCGTAGGGGAGAGTTGAAGTGGAAGCGGGAGACAACCCCGGGTGCGTGTGGCTGGTGCACAGTCATGGCCTCTCGCCTACTCAGTGAAGCGTCACGGCAAGAGGACTCCGGTTGGCACACCAACTGTCACTGTGAGTGGCGGATGGTGAGCACAACAGAGGCGAAGGAATGGGTCGATCCGTATGCAGACGGATCGTGGAAGGCGATCATAGACCGGCGTTCAACGCCGCAGGAGGTAGCAGTCAATGCCTGACGGAGAAGGGGGCACTCCCCCGGCAGAAGGGGGCGAGCCACAAACACAGACCGGTACGCAAGAGCCAGAGGAAACGCCAGCGGTAAAGCAGGCCCGCAGGGAGAACCAAGGGCTGCGCAGGACGAACAAGGAACTGACGGAGAAACTTGCTGCGCTAGAGGAACAGCAGATGAGCGAGACAGAGAAAGCCACAGAGAAGGCCGTCGCCGCTGCTCGCAAAGAGGCCGAAGAAGCATTCAAGCGTGACCTTGTGAGAGAACGGGTCATGGCCCGGGCCACTGGCAAGCTCACCGACCCAGAGGATGCAGTCCGTTACCTCAAACTGGACGACCTATCCCTGGACAACGAGCAGATCGACACAGCGATCACAGAACTACTCACAGAGCGGGCATACCTGGCGAACACACCCGGCGGCAAGAAGGGGCCGGTGCTCATCGACCAGGGACCGCAGGGCAGCGAACCACCAGCGACGGCGAATGAGTGGTTGCGCAGGTCGATGGGCGGGCGCTAAGGTACGCACACCACCGGGCACTCTGTTCTGGTAGCGAGGAAGCCCGATCACAATCCAGAGGGCGGGCTGTTCCGGTAGCGCCCGCAGGGTGTCTGTTCTGGCAGCGACACCACCTTGAACTATCAAGGAGGGGCCGTTGCCCATCATCGACCGATCCGAACTACAGGGGCCAGTTCCCACCGGGCAATCTGGCCTCATCCCCATCGAGTACTCCATGTCGATCATCCAGCAAGCGCTGGCGTCGTCCATGGTGCTCAACACGTTCCGGCGCATCACCATGCCGACCGGTGTGCAGAACCTTCCCGTGCTCGACGTGCTCCCATCGGCGCAGTGGGTCAGCGGTGAGGTTGCCGATGCAACCCCCGACGAAGGCGTGAAGCCGACCACCGAGCAGAAGTGGAAGGGCATCGTCCTCAACGCCGAGGAACTCGCCGCCATCGTCGTGATCCCCGAAGCCGTGCTCGAAGATTCCGCCATCGACCTGTGGGCGGAAATCACCCCACGGCTGGCGGAGTCCATCGGACGGGCGCTCGACCTGGCGTGCTTCGCCGGGACGAACAAGCCCGCTTCATGGCCACAGGCAATCATCCCCGCAGCGACCGCCGCAGGGAACGTCGCAGACGCCCCCGCCGGAGACATGGACGTGTACAACGAGGCATTCGGCCTGGTCGAAGCCGACGGATACATGCCCGAACAGGTCTACGCATCGCTCGCAGAGCGTTCCGCATTCCGGGGCTGGACTGCTTCGGGAGTGCCCGTGTACCTGTCCGACCTTCGTTCCGATGGTCGAGTGGATGAGGTCATGGGCATCAACATCGCCTACGACCGGTTCGGCGCACTCGGTGCGTCACGTGCCGTTGTCGGTGATCCGTCCATGGCCATCCTGGGTGTACGCACCGACATGCAGTTCAAGGTGCTCACCGAGGCAACCATCGACACGTCGGCGGCACTCGACGGGTCCAAGCTCGTCAACCTGGCGCAGCAGGACTCCCGGGCACTGCGAGTGCGTGCTCGCTTCGCCTTCCAGGTGGCGAACCCGGTCACGTACCAACAGGCCGTCGCAGCGAACCGCTACCCGTTCGCCGTCGTCAACGTCGGCCTCTGACAAGCCGGGCCATAGGAGAGGGTACGAGTAATCGGCCACTCGTACCCTCTCCGGTGGTCATAGGGAGGAACTGTGCGAGACAGCACCATCAGGACAAAGCGGCGGACAGCCGCAGCCATTGTCGGGGCCACACCACCGGAGGAACCAGAGGGGCTTCTTCGGTCGGTGCCCACGGCAAGCTCGCTCAAGAGTGAAATCCAGGACTATCTGGATGAGCAAGGCGTGGACTACCCGTCAGACGCAACCAAGGCAGAACTGGTCGAAGTTCTCGAAGGGTACCAGGCCGAGTAGTGCCCATTGCAGATATCACCGGAGTTACCCCACACACAGGGGTCGTCGTCGCCGTCAATGACACGGTGCCGGTGATTCGAATCACTGCCATCGACCAGGACAGCCAGCCGGTCGATCTTGACGCCATAACCGTCATGTGTGTACTCCGTGACCTGGCCAACGACATACCGACGATGGAGTTGGCGGCGACCACCAACGGTCAAGTGGGGGAGGTCACTGTCCCCTGGTCGCCCGAGGTAGTGGACGCCGAACACCGGTACTCGACTTCTTTCCGTTTCACCGAAGCAGACGACGTGCGCACCGTTTCCGGCCCACCCGCCGTCGTCTATGACCCGAGCGCTCTGTGGGTTGACCCGGCTGTGATCGCCAACATGACCGGGAATGTGTACACAGAGGCTCAAGTGGTTGGGTCAATCCTCATTGCACAGGGCGTGGTGCAGGGCTACGTCGGCACTCCCATTGTCCCACCCATCCCCGCCAACATTGCGATGGCCACCACCCTGCTCGCCGCCCGGGGCTTGACCGCAGGTGGGGCCGGAACGGTTGACACCGCCCAGATCATCGCTGAGTCGATCGGTGACTACTCGGTTCGCTACGCCGCTCCAAACGCTGCGGGGTCTGCGTGGCTGATTGCACCGGGTAGCGACATTGCCGATCTGCTTGCTCCCTGGAATCCGTCCGCATTTGACGTGTTCGTGGGTCCGAAGGTTGAGGCTGGTTTGTACCCGGTTACCTACGAGCCACTGGTTGTTGCTCTGCCCGTCGAAGTGGACACCGTTGAGCAGGTGCCTTCCACCGTCAATCTCATCGGCTATGTCGGAGATACATTGACGGTGCGAGTGAACTTCTCTGACCCGGAGTTTGCCACCGGTACGTGGGCCGCTGAAATCAAGCAGGTAAAGAGTGGCCCGGCTCTCGCTGCATTCGACATTGATGTTGGGATATTCGATGCAGTGCTCACACTCGATGCGGCCACCACCGATGCTCTTGGTGCGTTCAAAGGGTATTGGGATATCCAGGTCATTCTGCCCACCCAGACCGTCACCATTGTGCAGGGCACAGTGACGTTGCAACAGGACGTGACCGATTGACCACCACGACCATTGACGTGTCCGTGGTCCCCGCTGCCGTGATCGAGGTTGAAGTGGTCGGGGCCGGACCAGCCGGTTTGCCCGGGCCAGAAGGCCCGCCAGGACCGCAGGGTGTGCCCGGTGATCCTGGTGGCCCTCCCGGGCCGCAGGGTGAGCCTGGTGAGCCGGGACCGCCCGGGCCACCAGGGGCAGACTCGACCGTGCCAGGGCCACAGGGGCCACCAGGAGCCGATTCGACCGTGCCCGGTCCCCAGGGACCACAGGGTGATCCCGGGCCACCAGGAGCCGATTCTGTGGTTCCGGGACCGCAGGGAATCCAGGGGCCACCAGGAGCCGACTCGACGGTGCCGGGACCGCAGGGCATCCAGGGAGTCGCCGGGGTAGCCGGTATCCAGGTGGTCAATCACGGCGCTGTTGGTTCAACGGCACGTCCGGCGGGAGTTCCCGTTGTGTATTGGGTTGGCACAGCAACGCCAGCTAATGCCCTCACTTATGACTTCTGGGCGGCAATCTAATGCCCACCCTAGTCAAGACACCGAGTGGCACCCCTATCAAGTGGAAGGACGCAGGGGCAGTGTGGCGGGACGTGCAGACAGTGCATCCGCCATCGGCAGTCGGGCCGCTACTCAACTTTGCTTCGGGGATTGCACCCCGTAATGGCACCCTCAGTCATACGATCAGCTTCGGGTTCACTGCCACTGCGGGATCGTTTCTCATGGTGTGTGTTCGGGGTGCTGTTTCCCACACTGCTACCGGGTGGACGAAGCAAGGTCAGGCGAGCAACAGCACCCAAGTGGCTGTGTTCACCAAGATCGCTACAGGCGGCGACACCTTCACCGTCAGTCATAACGGGTCAAACTACGCCGTCGCCTGGACTGCTTGGGAGTATGTTGCCGGGACCACCTATCACTCTGCCGCTGGCTCGACCACTACTTCCACCACTATGCCGACCCTCAGTGGCCTCCCCGGTACTCCCGTTGAAGTGTTCGCTTCCTACGGTGCTATCTGTGCTCAACCTTCCGGCGAACTAAGTGGTGCCACTTCCACGTGGACAGCCCCGTTCATTGAGTTGACCGATCAGGTAGCCCTCAAAGCCGGTTCTACTGACGGGTGCTATGACACCATTGCTCGTCAGTCGGGAGTGACCGCTACTTCTGTCACTCCGGTGGGTACGTTCGCTAACGGTAACCCGCTTGGACCGACGACTGGACGGGAACGCCTCACTTGGGCGGTGAAGCTGCCATGAAAGGGGAGCAATGAGCCAGTACTACAAGGGGCTAGCGATTCCCGAATACGTGGACGCTGCAGATGGCCCTATGGCGTTCCAGTCGTTCGTTGATTCCGGACCAGTGCCCCGCTTCGCTGACGCCACAGCTAGGGACATAGGGATTCCCACACCGGTCGAAGGTCAGGTTGCATATCGGTTGGATATCAACCGCATTGACCTATTCGATGGAACAGCGTGGACACCGACCGCCCTCCCCTTGGCGGGTGGAACCATGACCGGTGACGTGAACATGAATGGGAACAAGATCACGAACCTTCCCGACCCAGACGGGACGCAACAGCCGGTGCCTCTCGCATTCGCTGACGCTCGCTACAGGAATGTCACCGAAACCATCCCATTCAGCAGCATCAGGGAAGTCCCGCACGGCGACGATGATACGTTCGGGATCGTGAAGGTGTTCGATGCCCTGGACAGTGTGTCGAACACTGCAGCACTCTCCGCCGGTAAGGGCAAGTACTTGATGGACAACAAGCTCAAGGTGATAAACCCCGAGGTTCAGGGGACAATCACGGCGGATGAGTTCAAGATGAACAATGGGTGGCGATTCAACGACACCGCCGATTTCGTTGTGATGGACCGTCCCGGTGGTGTCAACACCTATGTGTGGGAACTGGCAGGGTTCAGGCCATCGGACGACGGTATCCGTGACCTTGGCGGGTCAACGAAGTCGTGGAGGAATCTCCACTACACCGGTTCACTCATCAAGGGGTCCAGCGCCACACTCAAGACCGACGTGGAAGTGTACCCGTTCGATGCCTTGGGGATCGTGAACAGCGTCACCCCCAAGCGGTTCAGGTGGAAGGACACAGAGGTAGAGGATATCGGGTTCATTGCAGAGGACATGCCGACGCCGATCCGTCGCACCATCGACGGAGTGAGCCACTTGGTTCCCGATCAGATGATCGTGACACTGTGGCAGGCAGTGCGTCAACTTTCCGAGAGGTTGGACAACCTTGGAATCTGACAACGATGTTACGGCCCAACCGGACTGGCAGCGCATCATCGCTGCGCAGGCGCTCACTATTCAGGCACTACAGCGGCGGCTGTGGCAGCTTGAAATGACGATCGTGGACGCTATGACGGCTTCGCTGGCAGAGGCCGAACAGGAGGGTGCACCGATCCCGTGAGCACAGTGGGGCGACTGCTCAGGCATCCCATCACCCTCATCAAGAGGGTGCCTTCTGGCGTGGACGATGCCTGGGGTCAGCCGGTGCTTGACGAGGAACGCCTGGACACAGTGTGCCACTACCAACAGCGCATCACTGGCGACCTGGACAAGAACACAGACGATACGGTGTTCGAGGACGTAATGATCTTCCTTCCCGGCGGGACACAGCTAGGCCCATACGACGCTGTTGAGTTGCAGATGGGTGAGCGAACGGAAACCATGGAAGTGATCGGCCAGCCTTCCCCGGTGAACAACGCCCGGCTCGATGCGGTGAACCACGTCAAGCTCACGGCACGGAGGGCCGGAGCATGACGGGGATTCGAATCACCAGCACAAAGCTCGTGTTCAAGCCCGACGTGTTGTCCGATGCGTTGGTGAGTGATCCGAGAGTGGCCTCCATGTTGGTCGGGCTTGCTCAGGAGATAGTTGACCAGGCAAGACAGAACCTCATCAACAGCGGACAGGTGGGGAGCTTGCAGCCCAGACGCAAGAAGGCAAGACGAGGGCAACGAAACCCGCTTCTACTGCGCCCGGACCCGTCGCTGGTGGCCGACGAAATCAGGGTCAAAGACCAGTCGAAGAAGTACCCCACACCTTCCATGGCCGATGTGGACGACACACGAGTGGCCTTGGCTGTCTCGGACAGTCCATTCTCATTGCTCTACGAGTTTGGTGGACAAGGCGTCCCGGCCACAGCATTCTTCCGACATGCCATTGCACAGGTGGCCAGTCGCCACGGCAATACCAAGCTCAGGAACATGCCAGGTGGGGCGGCAACACCATGACCACTACCGGGTACCTACTCGATATCCATGCGGTCCTGGTACGTCGCCTGCGTGCGTACACACCATTGACGGACGTGGTTGGACAGCGCATATACGCTCGTCACTATCCAGAGCGAGTGACGCTTCCTGCATGTCGAGTGGTCGTTCCCGCACACACCGGAGCCGCAATCCCGTCCCCTGCGTGGTGGTACTACACAGGACAGGTGGATTGTCACGGGAACAAACATGAGGAAGCATTCCAGGTCGCACAGCTAGTCCAAAGCGGGCTGCTGTCGCTAGAGAGCAGCGATGATCCAGATGCGGTCTTTGCTGCAGTGGACCCCTTCGGGGTACAGACCGGCTTCGATGGTGAATGGACACCGCCGAAGCCACGATGGATCGTGGCCGTCACACTGACGGCTCGAACGAGACAGGAGGAATAACGATCATGGCGATCGTAGCAGAGGAAGTCAGAGTGGCTGGTGCTGGCCACGTGTACGCCGCCCCAGAGGGGTCGGTGATCCCGGGCACACTGAGCGCTCTGGCAGCCCCATTCGTGGACTTGGGTTACGTCACGACGGATGGCGTCACCTTCACGTTCAGTCGGGAAACCGAGGACTTGGACGCCTGGCAGGCCGACAAGATCAGGGTGCTCTCGTCCCGTGAACCGGCAACGGTGGGCTTCGCTCTCATGCAGACCAACTCGGACGTGATGGTGCTCGCCATGGGTGGCGGCGAAATCACCGACGAGGGTGGGGGACTGTTCAAGTACTCACCCGTGCAGGGAGACAACGCAGTTCGGACGCTCGTGATCGAGTTCACGGACGGCGGCAAGACCTACCGGTACGGCATCCCCCGTGCACAGATCGAAGGCGACGTGGCCTACACGCTGACCAGAACCGGTGCACTCACCTACCCACTCACCTTCGGACTACTCGACGCACAGCCGAAGTACTTCATCCTCTCCGACGATCCGGCAATGGGCGATGGAAGCCTGCCCGGGACGGTCGGCGGAGGCGAAGGCGTGGCCACGGCCACCATCTCGGCGGCGGCACCTTCGGGTACGTCCTTCGGTGACGACTCGCTGTGGGTGGACACGACAGACCTCAACCAAGTGTCCATCTTCAACGGGACGGCGTGGGCGGAGGTTGCGGGTGTGCAACTCGCCGCCGCACCGGCCAGCGCTTCGATCGGCACAGTGGCCCCGACAAGCGGGGCCGGAGTGCCCGGCACAGAGAACGACGTGTACTTCCAGAACACGGGTTCGCTGTACGCCGTCTGGATCAAGGGAGCCGGTGGCGCAACCGTCTGGACCGACAGCGGAGACACAATCCCGCTCACGTGACGAACCGATGGACCGAGAGGGGGAGGGCTATCCCCTCCCTTATCCCCTGGGGGTAACCCCTCTCCCTCTCGGTTCGGACCCAAGGGGATAACCACATGCCAACACCACGCTTCACCGTCACCTACGAGGACGGAAGCACCGAAGAACTGCGTATGCGCCCACGTGCCCAAGTCGCCTACGAGGCGGACACAGACCAGGCGCTATTCCAGGACACAGACGACGTTCGTATGACGACCATCTACACGATGGCGTGGTACGCAGCGGATCGTCCAGGCACGCTTGATGAGTGGATCGCCAAGCTGGACGATGTTGAGATGCAGTCAATGCGCCCAACCAAAGATGAGGATTCGGGTGATGCAAACCACCCTCCTACAGCCGGGGACTCGTCCGACTAGCCCTGTATACCGGCCAGCCCATAGAGTCGATTCTGGCATCGGAGAAGATGCCGGACCTGTTTCGTACAGAGTTGGACAACTACTGGCCGATAGAGCGGGAACTGTTGGCGACCATAGCCGAGACACTGCATTCGCTATTGCTGGTCACAGCGAAGGTCTATGGGGGCAAGAACCTCCCCGAGCCGATGCGTATCCCCCGGCCCGGACAGGGGTTCGAGGCCGAGCGGGGATTCGAATCACCGGGCGAAGCGCTTGCAGCGCAAGGCGGGGCCACGGTGCTCTCGTTCACCGAGTTCGCCACGATGCTACGGTCCCGGCAGTGATTCGAATCACCGGAGAGTGCTGAGATGGCCACCAACGCCTCCATGGGCGGGCTGTTCGCTTCGGTCACCCTGGACATTGACGACGCCCTCCGCCAGCTTCGACGGCTGCAGGCCGAGCTACAGCGGATGCAGGGCACCCTCACCCGGTCTGGTGCGGGTGGCGTCGGTATCGGGGGCATTGCGCCGGGGCAGTTCGATGCGCTGGTGGCGGGGGCACACCGGGCGTCACAGGCCATGGCGATGTACGCCGCATCGTCGGACAAGGTGCAGCGCAAGAACCGGGAACAGGTGGCGTCCATTCAGGCGCTACAGCAGGCGCAGAACGGGCACCGACGTGAAATCCGTCAGGCGATCCAGAGCTACAACGAAGCTGGCCAGGCAGTTAAGCAGTGGCGGGACATACTGGCCACCGTTCGCCAGCAACAGACTCCCGAGGCAATCAAGCGAGCCAACCAGGCGCTCAAAGAGCAAGTTCAGGTAGCCAAGCAGCTAGCCGATGCGCAGAAGCGTGAGCAGGCGCAGGCACACCAGGCAGAGCTTGCCGAGAGGCGACTAGCCCGAGCCAGGCAGACCATGGCCTCCTTCGGGCTGGACCCGAGCCGCCGCCGGATACGTGAGTACGAGCGTGAAGCGGAGAAGCTGGACAAGCTCAGTGCAGAAGTTGAGCAGCTAGCTCAACGGTATCGAGCCAACGACGCCGTTATCAAGCAGCGCAACGCTGCTCTCGCAAAGCAGCAGCAAGTGGTGCAGGGATTGGCCGCTGCTATCAAGCAGGAGAAGGGCGCAGAGGATGCGCTAAATGCCACCCGGAATAAGGCGCTGCAGACAGAGAAGCAACTGATAGCAGAGTCGATCCGGTTGACGCAAACCCTGCAGAAGCAGGGCAGAGTAGCGTCCACAACTGCGAGCAATCTGGCGGCTGCCATGCGTCCCGCCTCCGCAGCCTTGCAGTCAATCTCGTTCATCGGTGGGAACCGTGCCTTCTTCGCTATCGGTGGTGTGATCCGTTCGGTGGCTACCGCCTTCCAGACCGCAGGCAGGGCCGCTGCGGGGTGGGCTGCAGCGATCGGAGCCGCCGCCCTAGTCGTCGCCGGGTTCGTCGCCACGTTGCACCTTCTATATACGTCGCTACGCCAGGTAATCAATATCGGCATCAAGCACGGCACAGAGATAGAGAAGATGGCTATCTCATACAAGACCCTACTCGGGTCCGCTGCAGCCGCCCGTGCCGAAATCAACTTCCTGCAGGAACAGGCGATCACAAGCCCGTTTATGACCGAATCAGTGTTGAGACTGAATCGGTTCCTACTGGCACAGGGATTCGTGGCCACAGAGATGCGGCATCAAGTGGTCGATGCCACACTCGATCTGGGGTCAGCACTTGGACTCACCGGGGACCAGCTAGAGCAGGTGGCATACGCACTCGGCCAGGTGCGGAGCGCCGGTCGTCTAACCGGTGACGAAGCCAGACAGTTGACCAACAACTTCATCAACTGGCAGGCAGTCCTACGAGAGCTTCCGGAGTTCGCTAACAAGACCGGGTTGGAGTTGAAGCGGCTCCAAGAGGAAGGCGCTATCTCTGCGGAGGCATTCTTCACCGCATACCTCAAGTACACAGAGCAGTTCGGTGATGCGTCAGACGAAATGGCCAAGTCCCTGCAGGGTGTGTGGGACAACTTGCATGACATATTCGAGTTCAATCTGGGTGAAGCGTTCGCCGGACTGGACATGGGGGACATGGCGCAGCGGTTCGCCCCGGTCAAGCTGCTTGCCGACTGGCTAGGCGACGTGCAGCGCATACTCTCCCTGATCGACTGGCGACCACTCGCCGCCTCTGTCTCCTTGCTATTCCAGGGGTTGTTCGGTCGGGCGGCACGGTGGGTGCAGACCAGGGGCACCGATCTGGTGGACTTCTTCGAAATCACACTGCCCCAAGCTATCGTGGACACAGCTAACTTCATACGTGAGCTAATGACCTTCTTCGCCAGCCTGGGCACAGTGATTAGTGCAGTGTGGAACGCAGCCGTTGAAGTGTGGAACGAGGCATTCAACGCCGTTGCGAACATCTACTCACAGAACGTTGCTAACACACAGACCTGGGCAACCAACGTGGCCAACCTCATCGGCAGTTTGGTCACTGCGTTGCAGTGGTTCCTACTCCATGTCCAGCTTGCACTCGCAGGGATAGATGCCGTCCGTCAGAGCGCCAACCTACTCCCCGGTTCCGGAGTACAGATATGGGACTTGCCCGCTGTGGCGTGGAAGTCAATCACGGACAGAGAGGGTTCTCTACAGGCGATCAAAGACTTCTTCTCAGGGTTTGGTAAAGAGGCAGGCGATACGGGTGATTCACTTGCTCGCTTCTGGGACTTGCTAAAGCAGGCAGAGTCGTTCCAACCGGACCCGGCGATCACGGAGTGGGCCGAAGGGCTTGCAGCAGACATTGCTGCGATCCCCGCCATGGAGATGCCATCGTTCGATGCAGTGGATACGTCGGCCCTAAAGGATTTGGCTAACGAAGTCGATACGTTCGGTAATGACCTGGGCAGTGCGGCAGACGAAGCCGGGGACGCTCTTGATGAGTTCATGCGGCGGCTGGCGCAGGCCATGGACACTCTGTTTGACCTAACCCGCCGCTGGTTCGGAATGCGTTCCGAGCTAGAGGCTGCCTTCCTGGGTGACAAGGGCTTCGCAGGCACGGTGGACTCCATTGCCGCAATGGGCAAGCAGTTGTTGGAGCTATTCAAGGACATAGGGGCCACCAGTGTTGCCAACCTAATCCGTGGCGTCACCATGGAACTGCTCGACGTTGCCCGGGCACAGGAGTTGCTGGCCGGTCGGTTGGAGAGGGCAGAGGCCAGGCTAGAGAGGGCGATTGAGGCACAGAAAGAGTTGAGCCGGTCGGTTCGTGAAGCCGCTATCGGCTATGCACTCGCCCTAGAGGTTGGTGAGGAAGCCTTCGAAGTGCTCGTGTCTGTGTCAGAGAAGCGTGGGTTCTTCTACGCACAGCAACAGTCCGAGACAAAGAGCTTCGCTGAACAGTTGAAGGAACGGGTGAAGGCTCTCCGGGAGTTCGCCCGGAATGTCCGTGAGCTACGCAAGCGTGGACTGGACCCGAAGCTACTCCAAGAGATTCTGACCGCTGGTCCCGAAGTGGGCGGGGAGATTGCCCGCCAGCTTACCGAGGGTGGCCCGGCACAGATACGCCAGGTCAATGCACTCAGCAGACAGGCCCGCAAGACTGCCAAGAACCTTGGCAAGTACGCAGGTAAGGAGTTCAAGCAGGCAGGGGTGAACACGGCCCGTGCACTGGTGGCTGGACTTGAGGCTCAGATGGACGAGCTAGAGGACACAGCCAAAGCACTCACCAGAGTTATCTACCAGGCAGTGCTTCCTTTCGCCAAGGAAGCGAACGACTTGGGCCAGGATATCGGTGGGGAAATGGCCAGCGGACTCGGCGGTATGGCTCCCGAAATGACGGAGAAATCCAAGGTCGTCGGTCGGGCCATTGCGGCACCGAGTGCACTCGAAATCTACCGGCGTTCCGGAGAGCAGGCCATAGACGAGAACAGAATAGCGTGGCGGGAGTGGGTGAGCGACGACGCCAACTATGCACCATTCGACACGTTGCAGGCCAAGGTGCTGCGCAAGATTCAGGACACAAAGAAGGCAGTCGAGCTAGAGTTCACCAACTGGATCATTGAAGTCAAGGGCAGCGTCAAGATCGCTGGCATAATGAAGTCCTTCTACTACCAGATGATGAAGGCATTCGAGATTTACTCGAAGCCACCCATGTCGATCATGTTCCCGGAGAACAAGGCGATATACGATCGGTTCGCCACGGAGTACTACAAGTGGTCACAGGCTGCGGCAGCCCAACCGCTAACGACTGCACCTACCGGTAGGAACACAGGGAGCAGTAGTGGTGGTGGTGGTGGTGGGGCCAGTGTCCAGATGTTCTCGCTGAGCGCTCCTAGCCCCAACGTGAACGTCTACATCGGGGACACAGAGCTACGGGGTATCGTTCAGACAGAGGTAGTCGCAGTGGACGACACTAACGTGCAGTATTTGAACGCAGGGAGAAAGATCTGATGGTTCTCGGCGTTCCCACCTTCACAGCGGTCACGGTGAATCGAATCACCAGCGCCGCCGCCAGCTATGTCGATCTGCTCGTCCAGTGCGACGGGGCGACCAGCTTCACCATCGAGCGGTCCAAGCTGATCGGTGGCGGTACCGTGATCGTCAGGGGGGCAGACGCCGCCGACCCCACCGGCCCGGACACGCTGCACACCTTCGACTACGAGGCTCCGGTGGGGGTGCCTCTCACCTACACCGCCGTGGCCACTGATGGGGTTGACAGCGCCACCATCGTCACCACGGCTGACCCGGTTGACCACGGCGGCGACTGGTTGATGCCGGTGGCCCGTCCCGAGCTTGGGATGCTCATCACCGTGGAGAAGGGCGGGGTGGGTGGCCTCAGTCGCAATCTGCAGCAGTCCACCAGTCAGGTAATCAACCGGCGTGATCCAGTGATCGTCACCTATGGGCGTGCTTCTTGGAGCGGGCCGTGGACGCTATTGACTCTCAATGAAGGGGAGCGGATTGACTTCCTCTCTATCCTGGAGTTTCCCCACCTTATGTTCACACCCCGGTACAAGTATGGGTTCGAGGAACCCATCTTCTGTGTGTTCACCGAGACTACGGAACAGCGGGTAGTGTCCTGGGGTGGCGAGGAAGCTCGCCGCTGGAATGTTGACGTTGTGCAGGTCGAACGTCCCCCTGCTTACTACAAGCCGCCACCGCCGACTCACACGTGGGGTTCCCGTCTGGGTGAGGCTTCGACGTGGCAGGAAGTAGTGTCCTCTTACTTGGATTGGTTCGATTACACCGGGTATCGAGGGGATTAGTGCTCACCGCTTCCACCGAGTACAAGCAGGCACTCCGGTTCAGTCACGAGGCTCGACTCCGGGTGACCCTGTACGATGCCGGTGGCCTTGTGGGGGTGCTCCCGGTCACAGACGTGTCCCTGGTCATTGACGGCAATGCTGCGGTTCGTCGCACGGGTACGCTCACGGTTGCCATTGACCCGTGGGGGACGACCAGTCGTGAAGTGGTTGAGCAAATCAATGTCCAGGCCGGTCATGTGGTCATTGAGCATGGGATAGCTTGGCCCGGTGATCCGGCTGATTGGGTGCAGTTGGCCCGGATGCGTATCGGGGACACAAAGAAGTCGGTACCCGGTTCCAGCCGGACCTTGGAGCTATTCGATATGGCTCTGCTAGTGCAGGAGTATGACTTCCCGACTCCCTGGGCCATGTATACGTCCGGTGATCCAGACGATCCCCGCCCCTACATCGACTTGATTGGGGATGCACTAGATCAGGCAATCACCGGGGCAGTTCTCATTGTTGACCCGACCATTGATACAACGATCAAGCCAGCCAAAGGGCAGTCTTTCTCGATGGGTCAGGATCGGCTGGATGCCATTATCACCATGGCAGAAGCGCTTGACGCCGACTTCTACAACGACACTGACGGGAACTTTGTGCTGGCCGATGCCACCCCGGATACAAGTTCAGTGTGGCAGGTTGATGTTGGCCCCAAAGGGGTGCTCATCGGCATGGACGAAACTTTCTCCCGCCAAGAGCAGTACAACGCTGTCGTTATGACGTTCAGTGCTCCGGATCAACCCGACTCCTATGCCATCCAGTGGGACGAAGATCCTGCTTCCCCCACTTGGTTCGATGGTCCGTTCGGTCGTAGGCCCATCTTTCTTGCAGAAACCTATGCACACATTCCGTCCAAGGCGAAAGCGGACGCCATTACGCAGCGTAGGTTGGAGCGGTATCTGGGCGCTACCAGGGCATTGTCGCTCAAGACCCTGTACAATCCTCTACTCCAACCGGGGGACCGTATTGACGTGACGTGGCCCGATGGTGAGGCGGAGAAGCAGGTCATTGACAAGATCGCTCTGCAGTTGGCTCCGTCGTCCACTTCGATGCAGATCGACACTCGATTGGACCGGCTGTGAGAACGTCCAGCGTCGATGTGCTGATGCGGAAGATGCCCCGCCAGGGTGCCATCCTGGGTCGGGCGTCGGTGATTCAAATCACCGGGGATTGGGTCACGGTGGAATGGCTCGGCGCAGAGCTATCCATTCCCTATGTCGGTTCTCCGGTGGTCGATGGGTTGATATGGCTACTACAGCAAGGCACGGTGATCGTCGGGATAGCCTCTGGCGGTGGTGGTGCCGGTGGCTCGGTCGCCTGGGGTGATATCACCGGCAAGCCCGCAACGTTCCCCCCCACGGAGCAACCGCTCGACTGGCTCACCGATGTGGACGCTGCAGCACCGGTCACTGGTCAAGTGCTTGGCTACGACGGTGCGGCGTGGGTGGCCCGGGGTATTGATTGGGCTGATATCGGCGGTCTACCGTCCACGTTTACGCCCACTCCGCAACCTCTCAACTGGCTCACCGATGTGTATGTTGGTTCGCCCATTGCGGGGCAAGTGCTTGGGTATGACGGTTCGTCCTGGGCACCACTCGATGTTGTGGCGAGTGCCGACTGGTCTGATATCACCGGTAAGCCTGCAGACTTCCCGCCCACACCACAGGCACTTGACTGGCTCACTGACGCATCCAGTTCGGGAGCCATTGACGGCAAGCTACTCGGTTTCAGCGCCGGGCAGTGGGTTCCGGTAGCTCCCCCGGTAGCGGTCGGCGGTGTGGCCCCTGTGGGTACCGTGATGATGTGGGGGGCCACAACGGTTCCGATCGGATGGCTCAACTGCGACGGTCAAGCGGTGAATCGAATCACCTACTCAGACCTGTTCTCGGTGATCGGCACAACGTGGGGAGTCGGGGACGGATCAACCACCTTCAACGTACCCAACCTCAGTCAACGGTTCCCTCTCGGTGCCACTACGCCGGGCGCTAGCGGTGGAGCCTGGGATCACACCCACACCCAACCGACTCATACACACACCGGACCATCTCATACCCATACAACTTCGGCTGCAGGCAATCACGATCACGGCAGTATTGGCGGAGCTACCACCAACATTGCCAACGCCAGTGGCCAACGCACCTATGTACATAATGCTTCCACTGGTGAACGTCACACCCATGAGGTACCGCTTGGTGGTTCCCACGATCACGGTAGCACCGGGGGTGCAGGAACCGGGGCAACAGGCGCATCAGGTGGTGACGATACCGGTGCTAACAACCCGCCATATCTCAGTATCGTGTTCATCATCAAGGCAACCCCTGGGGGAGCCGACAGTGGTGAAACGACGATTGATTGGGCGGACATAACCGGTAAGCCAACCTCCTTCCTGCCCATTGCGCAGGCAATCAGTTGGCTTACTGATGTGGACACAGCGGGAGTCACAGAGGATCAAGTCCTCACCATGAAGTCCGGACAGTGGGTGGGCGCAGACCCAACCAGTGTCTCCGCCGTTGATTGGGCAGCCATCACCGGTAAGCCAACCCTATTCCCGCCGGTACCGCAGGCACTCGATTGGCTCACCGACGTGGATGCCGCTGCACCAAGCCCCGGACAAGTTCTCGGGTGGGATGGGACGAAGTGGGCACCGGTAGCTGGTGGTGGTAGTGGTGGCACAGTCGATTGGGCAGATATCACCGGTAAGCCAACCACATTCCCGCCCACTGACCACGGCAATACCACACACACCACTCCATTCCTACCGCTTGCCGGTGGCCCTATGACCGGTGACATTGACATGAACAATAACCGGGTCACGTTCCTTCCTATGCCGACTGGTCTTAGCCAGCCACTCACGACTCAATATGGGTATTCAATCGAAGCAGTCGGTCTTGGCCCAACTATCCATATCGGTACCGGTACTCCTTCGGGTGGTCGGGACAATGACGTTTGGATTCAGCGCTAATGGCTACCGGACTATGGGTGAGGGCAGCCGGTTCCTGGCATGAGGCTAAGAGCTTCCATGTAAGGGCCAGTGGATCGTGGCATCCAGCCAAGGGTGCATGGGTCAAGGCAGGTGGTACCTGGCACAAGTTCTGGCCAGTCAACGATCCTCTCACCAAGTCCTACTACCCAACGTGGTCGAACGCCTATATGTACGATACCGGGGGCAAGTGCATCGGGTCCGTGCTCTCTGGGGTACGTGACGACGATCTAATCTGTGGATACTGGACGACCACACAGGGTTCAGTCCCCGGCCCTGCAGGGACATGGGATCACGTTACCAGCATCATTCGCTTCGGTGGTCTGGCCACCGACCTTGCCACACGACCCGTTATCAAGTCGGCCACACTACGGCTCACCGGCAAGGTGAACTACGGCGGTACGGGGGCAGCCCTTGGCGTCAAGCTCGGCACCAGCAATGTTACGAACACAAAGCCCACCACCAAGGCGCACACACACACCGATATAGCCTTGCAGACATTCTCGTCATTGTGGGTGGGAACCGGGGGAGAGGACGACACCAAGACGCTCACTCTCGGTGCCGCAATGCGGGACGCCCTGGAACAAGACCAGGCTATCTCGATCCATGACAGCGCCCACGGAACCTCAGAGGAAGCCAAGCGATCGTGGCGGGGTGTCCTAGAGGGAGGCAGTGCCGCAACGGCCAGCCAGCCTATGCTCACGGTGACCATGGATTACGTGTGAGAGGGGGTGAGAAATGACCCAGGAAGCCCCGGATGAGGTAAACGTCCCGGTGCCCGCACCGGACCCCGACAACCCGAACCCAGAGCCGCCCGTCCCCGACGTGCCCCTCGACCCCGACAGCCCCGACGACGAGGGGTGATTCGAATCACCAGCCCTGCCCTGGCCCCCGGCTCGTGGGGGTACACACGCCAGGCCGGGGCGGGGTCGGTGCTTCGAATCACCGAAGGAGAGAGAGTGCCCATAGTGAATCCTCGGGAGCCGGAACCGGTACCCGAACCCGACAAGCCCGATGATATCCCCGACGACGAAGGGGATGAGGGCGAGAACGAAGAAGGTGAACTGGATGAGTAGACTCAAGCGAGCCATTGCGATCGCTGCTCTGGCCCTTGGCACGGTCGCAGTGGCGGCACCGGCACTGGCCGTCCCCGAAGTGAACCACAAGGGGTTCAACTTCGTCGTCGGAACCTTCGGTAACGACGTGCTGGTTGGCACCCGACACAACGACTTCATGCTCGGGCTGGCGGGCAACGATCGAATCTTCGGACTGCGTGGCAACGATGTGCTGCGTGGTGGACGGGGCAACGATCGGCTGTTCGCAGGCAGCCTCGGCCACGGGAACGACCGTGATCTGGTCCGGGGTGGACCCGGATTCGATATCTGCCGTGGTGACGCAGGCGATGTGTTCGTCGCTTGCGAAGTCGTTATCACCGGCTGATGGGTCAACAGTACTCGACCACAGCGTTGCGTTCAGCTTGGGCAAACTACCGGTGTAAGCACGGTGGTAGCTGGACCGACGTTCAGATGTGGGGCAAAGGTGTCGGTGGGGTGCCATCAGCAACGATCGGTGCATACCTTGCGTTGCAGATAGCCCTCACCGATGCCGGGTACTGTCCGCCGGACAGAGCCAAGTCGGTGTGGTCATACAACTGCCGACTGATCGCCGGGACGACGAGCTATTCCCTGCACTCCTACGGCACTGCCATCGACATTGACCCGGTGCAGAATCCCCACGCCTACGGGGACGCATACAACGGGTGGATGCAGAAGTCACATGTCGATGCGGTAATGGGAATCAAGACCACCACTGGTAGGGGACTGTGGTATTGGGGTGGATACTGGTCGAAGCCCGACCGTATGCACTTCCAGATCGACAACCTACCCACCGACTGCACCCCGGACTGGTCAACAGTCCCCGGCTACAAGGAGGACGACGACGACATGCCAAGCGCAGCGGAGATAGCCGCAGAGGTAGTGAAGCAGTTGAACGCCGAAGGCGTGAAGCTCGCTCGCACCGACTACAACGCCCAGACCTTGTACTCCAACACCATCGGGCAGGCGGACAAGGAACCGAAGGGTGATTCCATCGGTGCCCAGGTTCGCCAGATTCTCGGGAAGGTGTCTGAGTAGGAACGTAAATGGGCAACCGGTCAGTCCTAGAGATAATGATCCTCACCTTCACCTTTGTGGTGGGGTTTATGATCGTGGGACTGTCCGTGCTCATCCTCATCGTTGAGACTCGGAACCCTGCAGCGGATACCGGGATCATAGCGAACACGCTTATGTCCCTGGTATCGGGGATACTTGGTGCCCTACTCGGTCTGATAGCGGGCAAGTCAACAGTGGGTGGGAGCTTGAACACTCGACCCGATGGCACCGAGGATGATATCAACGCATGAGGCTGTTCACCCCGCTCTACGTCCTGGCTGCGCTCTCGGTGGGTTCACTGATAACGGTCGGCGGGGTGTTCGTGACCCAGGCGGCGGAT